GGTTAAGGCTTTGACCGATTATGTTGAACTCTACGAGGACACGGGTGCGGAGTCGCTTGGCGATCACCTGGAGCCTTACGAGACCACCGAGGAGCTTGACGAGGACGGACAGATAATTCGGGTATTCCCCGAAGACGATGGCTGTTAACGACAAAGGCTACATCCCCTACCGGGGCATCCTGTTCGTTGTCCTGCCCATCGCCATAGGGCTTGGTTTCCTCATTTACACGATGAAGGATTCCCCCCGGCAAATCATTGACAAGCAACAATGCATCATTGACTCCCTGGAGCATCGTGTGGCCCCTTTACAGACCCGTAGAGACACGATAAGGCAAGAGATTGTAAAGACCCAAATCAAATGGCGTGAGAGGCTCATAGAGGCTTACGAAGAGCCTGAGACGATATGGGTGGAGGCGTATGTCCCTTTGATGCTTGACTCCTGCCAGGAGGTCGGCAAATTGCTTGCAATGCAAGTGGGGATTGGGGATTCCCTCCTTAGAACCTATGACTCCCTGCTAATCGCATACAAGGCCAAGGACTCGGTTTGCGTCAAGGCCATTGCCACGAAGGACAGTTTGGCTTTGGCCTATAAGGAAAAGTGGGCGCAAGAAAGAAAAAACGGGCGCATTTACAGAGTAAGTGCAATAATCGGGAGCGCATTGCTTGGCTCTTCTTTGTTTAAGAAATAATCCCTATATTTGTCACACCACTTTTAGGGTTGTGGTTTTCATTGGAATGCCCGTGAGTAGGCTTTAGGGTGCCGAAAGCGGGCTTTTTCCATTAATAGAATCGGTCGCAGGCAGTGAATGTGGCGAAGACCTGGACTTCTGGCCCACGCCGATTCTTGGACTTCTCTCGCTCCACTTCAAGCTTCATCCAATAGCCTCCCAAAGGCTTCGGGCCTCGGCCTCGCTCAACGTGAAAGCCCATGTACCCGTCTGCCCATTCTTCTTTGTACGTTGCCGTGCGGACTTGATGAACAGTCTTTTGAAGCAGCATTTTGGTTGACCGGTCATATCTGTGAATCATATTTTTGTGGTAATAAAGTTCGTGAACGTGGCCCTGCCAAGTGCAATCATAGCCTTCCACCATAGCGAGAATCCGCTGATCTGAAATTACTCCCTTGGTGACAATTCCTCCGCCTGCACTCCCATGATAATAATGTGTTACGAAATTGCTGGTGTGCAAGGAGTCGTAATGCATCTTGAAATCAATAACGCCCCCATAGCCTCCTATCTCCACCTTGCTTCCGCAGGAATGATTGAGGATAGCGACAAAGCGTTGCAGGATGTCGGTCTCTTGGTGATGAATGATACTCGTTTCGTGGTTGCCATAGCCCACCAAAAGGATGATGTCGGCATACGGCTTGAACCACTCCACGGCTGTATCAACGATGGAGTCCAGGTACCGCCCATTGTTGTGTTCGGGGCGAATGTCCTCCTTGCTCCTGCGGGGGTCTCCCTTGCCTTGCATTAAACAAAAAAGGTCACCATTGACGATGACCTTTGCGCCTCTGCGCTTTGCTTCTTCCAAATGGTTCTTCCCCAATTCACGGTCGCACTTGGGGTTGTCCCAATGGAGGTCGGACATGAGGAGAAACTCTTGCTCTCTACCGCAATCCACGGAGTGAACATTCTTGCTGTGTTTCGTTATCATAGGTTAGGTTAAGAGTGGGTCATCGTAAAGGTCATCCATTTCAACCTTAAAATCGGTCAGTACCGCATCAACACGCTCCTGCATCTCTGGTTCATCGCTGAAGGTGTGGTGTTTGAGTTCGGCCAAGGCGAGGTACATCGCAGGGGCAAGCATAGCCTTCTTGTAATTGACCATATCCTGCTCGTTGTTCGTGTCAAACTCAATCGTTATTTTGGCCATTGTGTTTTTTTAGGAGGTAAACAACCGCTTCTTCAAAGGTTTCGGCCAAAGATAAAAGTTCATCCCTCACATAGAGAAACTCCTTTTTGTTAAATCGGAGGATAATCTTCTGAGCCTTAGCGTTGTCCTTCCGCTCCTCTTCCTGTTCCAACTCTTTTTCAATCTCTTCGGGCATCTGCCAGACATCTATGCCGCAATCGGCCAAGAGTTGAGCATCCCACTCATTTGCCAAGGCATCGTAATCGTAATCCCCAAAGGCTGAGTTGTCCTTCAGAGCGATGGCCTTCAGTTTCTCCAAGGGCGTGTCTGCGGAGAGAACCTTGCAGGGGGCCGAATCGTAATTCAGTTCCTTCAAGGCTTTGAGCCTCATATTGCCCCCAATGACCACGAATGTTTCCTCCAAAGGAAACACGATAAGCTCCCGAAGCTTGAGCATCTCTGGGTCATCCTTGAGGCTTTGGACGAGCTTGTGGAAGCGGTCATCCCGGATAAGCCTTGGGTTCTTAGGAAGCCCCTCTATCTGCCCGACATTGTTGCGGAGCTTATAGAGTTTGATCTCTTTGGTTTCGTTCAGCATCTCGGTTAAAATAGGTTCTTTACCGCTTCAATCCTTGCCTTTGCTATCTCAACATATTCAGCCTCCCGTTCTATCCCGACAAACGCAAAGCCTTCCAACATGGCCGCCTTGCCCGTTGAGCCTGACCCCATGAACGGGTCGAGGACGATTCCGCCTGGTGGGGTTACAAGTCGGCAGAGATAGCGCATGAGGTCGGTTGGCTTGACGGTGGGGTGGTGGTTGCGTGATCCGCTTGTCCTGCCCGCCCCTGCCCTTGGGCTTTCCATCCCTGCGCTTCCTTCAACACGATCCACGCATTCGCCCGCAGAACGCTCTTGCAATTTTTCACACCCCTCGTCCCTATCCGCTTTGCTTGCCTTGGCGCAGTAGAAGAAGCGAGCGGCGGAGCCGGAGTCGCCGCCATTGCTTGTGCCTTTGTACGCTTCCCAGTCCGTTGAAGCGCAAAAAGTTGATGCCTTGCGCCCGTGCTTGTCACCACCACCACTCTTCGTGTCAGGAAACAACGCCACCACTTCCTCGCTCCCATCGTGGATGAAGTTGGCGGGCCAGCGGCCTGTTGGGTTATAGTTCTTAGGCTCAATCATAGAATAATCCCCATAGACATTATTTCCCGTCAGGGGTGGTGTTCCAAAATTGGCGTGTTGATTTTTTTGAGTGCTTTCTTTTCTATCTTCCTCTGACATAAAATCTACCCTACACCCATCCACGTTAATCGCACCCGTCCCGTGTTGCAGGACGTTCTCGGCTACCGTGCCAATCAAGGGCTTTCGAGCCACTGTAATCGGTTCGAGTGCGGGTTTGAGTGCAGTCCCCCAGCCTTGCCATTGTTTTGCTTCGGGGGTGGCGGGGGTGGTGATGGTCGCTTGATTTTCTTGTTGTGGACAGGCAATTTCGCTTTTGGATGTTCTCCAATTTTCATTAAAACCCACCACCTCACGCTCTACTCCTGCCGCCTTATCAATCGCCTTGCTTACGTCCAACGACTTCGGAAACCCCGACCCGTACACCCAAGCAATCATGTCCCGAATCTCAAAGCCTGCGTCCTCAATCCGCACCGCCATTCGGTGCTGCGTCCTCGTTCCTGCAAATGCAAGAAGATGACCGCCCGGCTTCAAGACCCGAAGGCACTCGGCCCAAATCTCAACGCTTGGCACATCATAGTCCCACCGCTTGCCCATGAAGGACAACCCGTAAGGAGGGTCGGTTACAACCGAATCAACGGAGCAGTCGGGGAGGTTTCGGAGAACGCTTAGGCAATCTCCGTGGTGTAGGGTTAGTCTTTCCATTTTGTTTTAGGGTAAATCAATTTCTCCGAAGAACGGCCTCTTGTCTGCGCTCTTGGATCCCTTGCAAGACCACAACGCCCTTGCGAACCAATTCGGAGAATGCGTCTCCGTTTTGATACCGGCAGAGCGAGAGCAATAATTGTCCCCTTTCGGAGTGCCTGGAGCAATGGTATAGCCCGATGCCCCGAACTGAACGGTCTTACCATCCTTGGTGGCCGTGTATTTCTTTCCTTTTGCGGATGACTTGGTTATCATCCATCCTCTGAACTCTGGCATAGCGTTTATTTTAAGCGTTTGATAATCATATCGTGCGGAGCAGGAGGCACACCACCAAAGTACGCAGGAAGCGTGTAGGTGATGAGCGGTATGCGAACCTTGAAAGTCGTGGACACATCGTTAATCCATACCGAAGCGTTGTTGCCTTGGTTGGATATTAAGCACCTGACCTTCTGCCCGAACTGAACCTGGCAGAGGTAGCGTATCTCCCGAACGCCATTCACATACGAGGTGGCGTACATCTTGATGTATTGCCCTTGCTCGTGGGGCATCCAACATACCCTTACCGAATTTCGCTTGTGGTATGGAAATCCAGACACGCCCCAAAGTTTGTTGATGCCATAGCCTTCCAATCCTGTTTGCTTGTAAAGGCAAGACTCCGTGAACTCGTATTCCCTCCGCCATACCGTGCCTATTGTTGGGAGCATCGGGTCGTTCTCGGCCCAATTCTTTCCTTGCTTGATGACTATTCGTTTCATAGGCTCAAAATTAGTGGTTATTCGGTGAAATAGCTGTCTATGATGGCCTTGGCCGAATCAAAGGAGTTGGCCGTGCAAGCGAGATAACCCTTCTTCAAGAGCCTCTGAATCATCTCCCATTGCTCGGCGAAATGCTCCGTTGCCGGTTGGCCATTCTTCTTGAAGAACCGCACCCCTGGCCGCTTCAGCTCAATGAACAAGCCGTGATACCCTTTCCTTGGCTCAAAGATGAGAAGGTCTGGTATCGCTCTGGACGAGCGGAGTTTAGCAGTCTTAACGGCAAGGCCCATTGGCAATCGTATGCCTGATAGGTCGGAAGTGAATATCGCTTGTGGGTAATTGAGTCGGATGTAGAGGCATAGGCTCTTTTGGAGGTCGTATTCGGATTGTACGGGAACCTTTGGGCTTGGGCATTTCTTCATTCTTTTTGTTTAGCAGTCAGGACAGGATTTGAACCTGTATGGACACATTTTATAGTTGTTTAAGTCCAGAGCAACATAACACTCATGCGTTTACCAATTTCGCCACCTGACTATGCATTATTTTATTAAAGTTTGGATTACACTCAGCATTCCACCAACCATTAACATTGAAACCAAAACAATACTCAATATAAATGTAATGTGGTAGTAGGGGTCAATCCTAAAATCATGCCAAATTGTTTTTAACTTATTTTTCATTTGTTTTGCTTTTAGTTGATTTGATTTGCGGTCAGGACAGGACTCGAACCTGTAACCATGTATGTGTAGCTCTACAAGCTGACCCAGTTTTCCTCCATCATAGAGCTACTACTCTTTTTCGGAGTTGGACCGGGGCGTATGCCAATTCCGCCACCTGACCATTTTTTTAAGTCGTTGTCGTTGTGTATCGTTTGCCAAAGACATTCCTCACCCGGTGAGAGAAAGGCTTAGAGCCTTTCTTCTCGTCCGAGATGATTAGAGCGATAACAAACACGAGCGACACGAACACGAAGATGAAGCCGAATGTTATCCAAAGCGGAGCAAAGCACCACATCCAGGTCAACCCCGAACTTGGCAACAACAACTTCACCACGCACAACACCGCTGAGAGCAATGTCGGCCACTTTGCGAATACCCCCATTAGAACGGCATATCGTCTTTAGGGGAAGGAGCAGCCGCTTGAGCCGAATTGGGCTTCCAGGTGTTCAACTCGGCATTGTGGGTGCCATACTTGTCGGCTTCACGCTTCGGCCAACAGGCAATACGGACATAGCCCTTTTCGTCCCGATGCTCTTGGAGGAAGGCGATGAACTGATCCACATTGCAAGACATCTCAAACAACTCCTTCCCGGAGATGATTTTCTTGTTAATGTAAATCCCCTTTGCGTACACTTTTTGATTTGATTGGTTTGACATTTTTTACGATTTTATGGTGTGGTTTTTGTTTGCGGTACCCTCTTTCTTCAACTCGTCTATACCTATGGGAGTACCATTCAGAGGCAGAGACCGTGTAATTCTTGGGATGCGAATACGCATCATAGCCCTCCTGATAAGCACTCACGAGGTGCTTGGTTTCAGTTTCTTTCATCTTCATCACTCGCTTGACAACATCTTGCTTGGTGACCAAAGGGGGCAGCGTGGATAGCCAATCCAACAATAGCTCTATCGGGGTTGATTTTCTTCGGAATCTCATTCTATGGAAGTCACTTTGATAACGACAGCCGACTCATACTCATCCATATTTAACATCGGCTTTATTCTGTCTTGCAACATTTGGTTCGCTATTTGAGCGGTTTCCCAAGGGCCAAAATACAACTCTGGCTCGGCCTTAAATTTCAGCAAGACAACATACTTGCTTTGGTCTTTTTTTATCTTGACGGACTGCTGGTCTTCAATCGCCTGGGTGATGGCTTGGACATCTCGTTCCGTGCCTCGGTAATCGGTCATAATATCCCTCTCAACCGCCCGAATTGAATGGATGATGGTGGAATGGTCTTGATTGAAGTATTGTCTTCCAATCGCAAGCTTGGGGATGTTGGTGTACTTGCGAATCATATAGCAGGCCACTTGCCTTGCGTGAACGACATCCCACAAACGGGTCTTGCTGAACAACTTGTCCTTGTGGATTCCGTAGTAATCCGATACAATGCCGATAATGTCTTCGGCCATCGTATGTTCAATCTTTCCTATCATTTGTTCTTGGGTTTTTTGTTGTCGGTGTTTTTTGCGATGACATCAACGAGAGAACCGCAATAGGGGCAATACGGACCGCCCTTGATGTCTATTTGCGCCTGGGTCACATCGTGTTGTATCAGGCCGTGCTTGTCGCACTTTCCAACGTATTTCATATCAAATTCAATAAAGGTCTTGGCACCAAATCGGGGTTTTCTCTCCCATATAGGCCCCCGATACGTTAAAGGAAAAGTATTCAATGGCCTCCTCGGCAGAACCAATCTTCTCTGCAAGAATGTCTATGCACTTGGACACGCTATAAATCAATACCATTGACTTTTCATCCACGCCTATAATGGCGCCATCCAATCCATCGGCCTTCAGGAATTGCTCGTCTGGATAGGTTTCAATAATTCGTTCAAGTAATGTCATCAGAAAGGTGCTTTTAGGGCTTGAATCTTCTCCTCAAAGGTAGGAATGTTTCCATTAAAATCCAACACTTTTGTGTATTGAAGTTTAATTTTCCCCATAGCGGTACCAATCTTCCCATTCCGATTCTTCCTCACAAGGATTTCAAGGAGGTCAATGAGTTCTTGCTTTTGAGGGTCGTGGTCTTCCATATACTCGGAAGGACGATACACGAACAAAATCTTGTCGGCATCAAATTCAAGTTGACCCGTTTCACGCAGGTCGCTCGGCTTGGGACGCTTGGAATCCCTCTGCTCCACGCCCCTGGACAACGATGACACCACACAAATCCAAATGTTGAGCCTCTTGCAAATCGTCTTGATGTACTTGGAGATGTTGGTCACTTGCTCAATTCGGGGCTTGCCTCGGTCTTCTGGTAGCGGAGAAATCAGTTGGAGGTAATCAATGTATGCCCCTTCAATCTTGTGCTTCTTGATAAGCTTTATCAACTCCAATTCCATCCGCTGAGGGTCAATGCCGGGGACATCCACAACGTGCAACGGTGCGCCTTTGACCTTATCAATGTGCTGAGAGATAGCCAAGAAGTCTTGACCGTTCATCCGCTCCTTGATGTCCAGGAAGACCTCTCCATCCACCTCGGCGAGGTTGGAAACCAATCGGGTCATCAGCTGCTCCGTGGACATCTCCAAGGTGAAGAAGGCCACAGGCTTTTTGTTCATCGCTTGGTTGAGAGCGTATTGCAGGGCCAAGGTGGTCTTGCCCATTGCAGGACGGCCCCCCAGGATGATAAACTCCGAAGGCTTGAAACCCGTTATCAGGCTGTCGGTGTTGTGGTGGAAGGTTCGGGTGATGCTGTTGTCCTTCGCTCCCGTAATCACCTCGTTGAGGCCCATCATAAAGCCCAAGAGTAATTCGTGAACCTCGGTAGCAATCGGGTCGGGGTCTAAGGACTTGATGTCTTGGATTTCCTTGTAGAGGCGATCAACATCCTGGTGCTTGAGAAAGTCAATCTTGGTCTTCTCAATTTGGTCGTGGATGTACCGGCAATGCAACTCGTACCGGTACACCTTCCATCCATCGTGAGAATAAAGCCCTGAGTCAAGGCTTGCGAGAAACACCACATCGGTGGGGACATTCATCTCAATCATCCGTGAACGGACGGTGAGCGTGTTGATAGGCTTGTCCTCGGCCCGAAGGCTCCGAATGGCTTTAAAGGTATTCTTGCGGATTCCTTCATCAAAATACTCTTCTCGGAGTTGGAGGACTA